CTTAGCCTGAGACCTTTACAAATTTGTCGGTTTCGGTGTCGTATTGGTAGCCTCGTGCCTGTATGTCTTCTTTGAAAGTTTCGTATACGTCGTGGGCTAAAAGGGCTGTCCCTACATAAGGGACTGCCCTTGTGCTGAATTTCGCGCCTTGGCGGACAAGTTTGCCGACTCCTGACAAGACGGCGGCGCGGGATACGCTGGCGGTTATCTTTGCGTTGATTCGGGCTTTTGCGCCCGTGGGGATATGTTCGACATTTGCCGCTTCTGTGAATTTAGAAAATTCATTATTGATTTTTCTATATCCTGTAGATTCAAAAAACTTTGATTTAGATGGCCTAAATTTTATTATTCGATCATCTATTCTTGCTGGTTCTGCAAAACTAAGAGAACAACACATTAAAATCGGTGTTGCTATCAGAAAATTCCGAGTAAATAAATTCATGCGAAATTTTTCCATTTTCTTCTGACTTCCTAATAAAAATATTAGACTCATCAGAAAAATAAATTTTCCAAATATTATGCGTTACCCTCTTATTTAAAAAATAAGAGAAACATTCTATTACGTCGTATTCTTTTACATTTCTTACAAACTCTTCAAATTCCTTAGACGCAATTAATGCCATCGACTGCCCAAAATACTTGCTGGACGGCTGATATTTATAAAGTGCCAACTGCGCCTGCGTGATAAACGGCTTGTTCATGTTTCTGTCTTTCAAAGGTTGTTTTGAAAGCCTGATTTTAAAACACGTCATATAAATATCAAAGCGACAGACAAAGCCAGGAAAAATCCGAGCAAAAACCAAAAATCGACAAACATCATCACGCCCCTACTTTGCCTATGTCTTTTAAGAAATTAATCAGCAGCCTGAAGCCGTAAATAACGACAAACAGAATTAAAACCATAGACCCGAGATAAGCTCCGGATTTAACTTGTTCGTAATTCGAACATTTCGGATAAGACAGCGTGACCGGCTTTCCGTTCAAAATCCATTTATCGCCCACCCTTTCCGGCCTGATGATTTTTCCGTCCTGGGTAACAGTAGGAGGAAGGGACGACAATAAATAGTCGTCTGCCTGCAATCTTGTATCAAAACAATTTATGCCGACACGATAGCCCATTTATACGCCCCTTTTTCTTCACTCTGTTTATCTGACAGATTTAATCATGCTCCAAGCCATTTTGAAGCCTTGGATTGCAAGAATCACGGTAATGGCCGCCATACCCACGGCGGAAACCATTGACACGAAACCCATGATTACATTCGCTACTTGCGTACCAATCGCGGATGCATCAAAGGTATCTGCCATAACAATGGCCGGTGTGAAGATACCGGCTGCCAAGGCTGCTTTTACAGCGTATTTTTTAACGATGTTCATCGTTTTTTTCCTTTTTTGATATTTAAAGTAATACGGCTTCTTAGGTTTAAATCCGGGCGAAGCCTGCTCCCGAATTTTGTTTTTAATTTATGAAATAGAGAATTGAGAAAATGAAAAGAATGAGGCAAACAAAAAATCCGATAATTAAAGTTGCTTTATTCATTTTTAATCCTTTTTGCGGGCTTTGTGAAAGGTTGACAGACCGCCCGCCGAGCCTGTTTTTCTTTTATTCCGATTTTACGAAGAACTGAAATATCTGGAATCCTCCGCCTATTTCATTTATGCCTGAATTCAACGCATCTTCGTAGCTTTCAAATTGACCTGCTGATTTAATATTTTGAGTAAACCCCACATCACCGAAAGGATCGGGATAAATAAAGTCATGCGTTTCCAAGTCTTGAACTATGAAACGTTCTTCAAATTTCATAAATCAACCTTTCGGCTTTTCTGCCACCTGAAAATCAATTAATGAAGGAACCATGCCCTTACCTGTCGAAGTCATTTCAACCGTTACCATAACTTCGCACGGGTATTTGAGATTCTCTAATTTTGAGAAATTCTTACTGTCCCCGAACTTCATTTGTGCTGCCGTGAATCCAACAGCATTTCCCGACTGTGCCGGCAAAGGTGTTGCAACCAATACGGAACAAGTGTCGATATTAGAGCCATCAATTTCGCCTTTGAATTTTTTAGCTCCTAAAAAAGTTGCGGGATAAGTTACAGTTTGAGTTTGATTAAACATATTAATTTTTCCTTTTTAGGTTAATTTTGATTTGCATGAAGATCATACATTCTGTCGAGATAAAGCTGATATTGCCTCTCACTTTCTACATCGTGATGTGGATCGAAAAGCCTTTTATCCGGATCGAATTTATCTGATTGCTTAAATTTGATAATTCCGAGTTCTTCCAATTCAACCTCTAAATCTACATCCGGTTGTTCGTGGATAAAGCCGAATTTCAAAGATTCCTTCAATCCGGCCAACGAATATTTTTCAGGTTCTAGCCCTTTGGGATACCCCAAATCTGCCTTCAGATATCTGACAATTTCATCACTATCAAAACCCATATCAAACATGAAATTAATCAGTTTGCCGACCGCGTTTTTTGCGTATCTCAATTTATGCTGAAAAGTTAAATTAGCCACTTTTTTACGGTAATCGAACCTTTCCGGATTCGGCATATTTTTAAATTTCTGACAAATCGGGAAAGCGCCTGAAAAGTAAGAACCTTGATTTATCAGAATATCCAAAGGTATTTCCATATCTCCATGATTAAACTGAATTTCGAACCTTACCCACTTGCTTTCTTTATCGCCTAGCTGCCTGCCTTTCTCATAAACACGCACAAAACGAGAATTTTTCTTGCGACCTACATAAAATGTCTTGCCGCTCCCGTCCTCTCTCCGCCAAGCCGTTCCAACCATTTCAGATTTCGGCCTCATGTTACTGTTATCGAAAAAACCGTTATCGTGATCCAAAAGTGCCTGTTCCGGCGTGTACTCCCCATCAAAAAAATCAAGTGCCAAATCTACCCGCGTTATCCTCGGCCTCAATGAATCTTCCAAAAACTGCTTAAGCCTCAATTCCCAACCTGGATTTGCAATGTTGCAACCTACACCTTTCAATTCGATTAAAACCGTATTTCGCTGACCTCCGTAATGGACTTCGCCGTAGTCAACTTCTTCCGATCCCAACCTAAACATCGAATCGTAAAATTTATTGCCCTTCGATTTGCATCTGCTCGTGATGCCAAACCCTAATATTTCCTCCAATTTTTTGCTTAAAACAAACATATATTCGGCATCGGAAACTAAGGGGCATCCGGAAACTTTCAGCAAGGAATCTTCGTGCAGTGTGAATGACAACCAATCTATAAAAACGCCGTCCTGCCTGCCCCTACGTTGCGGAATTTCTAATAACTTCCCATTGCCGTTAGATATGAAATGGGAAAAATATTCTGCTTCACTCATTTTGTTCAGTACCTTTAGGGATTTGTTTTATTTCGCTCCCCCCCTGTTAGTCAGGGGGGGGGCTTTCAGCCGTTTCCCGTCTGCCGCGCTAAAGCGCGTCCAACGGTCAACGACCGAAAGCCCAATCCTGACAAACTGTTAAAGATCAAGAAGAAAGACCACAACCGTCTGTTGTGATAATTACCGGAAAATTCGAGCCAACCGAATCTATATAATCGAACGCCTGATAAAGCTTTGAAAAATTTTCTTGTTCAGCGAGTTTATGCGGTTCACCATGCCTGAACTGATAGAAACATAAAACGCAATAATCTGATTTTTTAAATATTCTCCAATAGGAACAAGAAAATATTACATTTGCTACTGACATAAAAAAGCCCCTTTCACTTGGCTGTCAAAGGGGAATGTTAAGAAAAGTAATGCGCCCCTTTGATAGAGCGCATCATATAAGGCGGGAATGACGGGATTTTAGGTTTCTGTTTTTGGTTTTCTGTCCTTGTGGGAATGATGGGATGTAGGTTCGTGGGAATGACGTGGTGCAGGTTTCCGTGCGGATGGATTCGTCATTCCCGCGCAGGCGGGAATCCAGACCTTGTTCGGTTTCAGTTATTTCCGATAAATGCTTGTTGCTTTTCATTTCTAGATTCCCACTTTCGTGGGAATGACGGTTCAGTTGCTACGGTTACTGTCAGGTTTCGGTTATGTTGGAATTTCGGGAAACTTATGAATCGTCATTTCCGCGCAGGCGGGAATCTAGACCTTAAGGCAGCGGCAATATTCAAAGATTATCTGAAAGTCCGAGATTCTAGATTCCCACTTTCGTGGGAATGACGGTTCAGTTGCTACGGTTATTGTCAGGTT